ACCTATCGCGCTGAGTATCCCGTACAACGTTGCACAGGAATTCAATTACATTCGGGCGAACAACGGCGACGGGCGTTCCTACTACTATTTCATTACGGGCGTTGAGTACATCAACCCTGGCACGACACATCTCTATGTGCAGGTAGACATTTTCCAGACGTTCATTTACGGCACGACGTTCGGCAACTGCTACATCAAGCAGGGGCACATTGGAATTGCCAACATGAACGCGTTCAACGATCACGGGCGGGAATTCCTCACCGTTCCCGAGGGGCTGGACGTCGGCGGCGAATACATGATTGTTGACCAGTGGAAAAAGAACATTGCCACTGCCAAGGACACCCCGGGCGTCGGTTCGCCTATCGGGTACTCGATTCTTGTGACGACGACCGTTTCGCTTGAGGGTGACCCGGGCACGGTGAAAGAACCTAATCTCGATTCTGCCAAGGGTTCCAGTTTCGAGAACCTGCCGAACGGCGCCGAAACGTACGTGTTTGCCACGCTGGATCATTTTAAGCGTTTCATGGAAAATTTCTCCGACAAGCCGTGGGTTACGGCGGGAATCATTTCCATCATGGCTATTCCGCCGTACGATTATTACGACATTCCGACCGTGCCGACTGATATTGGGACGGACTTGAACGTCCTAAAGATCGACGCCGGTTCGCCGAAATCGCGGTATACGACGATCAAAGAGAACTGGCGTGACACCCTGCCAATCCCTGCCCGTTACGCGCGGCTGGATAAACTCAAGACGTTCCCGTACACGATGCTGGAAATGACGTCGTACACTGGGACGCCGCTCGTGCTGAAACCCGAGTCCTGGGATTATGACCATGCGACGGTGGTTGAAATGCCTCACTTTGCGCAGCCGTCCCCGCGCCTCTTGTTTATCCCGTACCGTTACAACGCGTCGGGACCGCACGACCCCGACAACGATTTCGACGAGTACGGCATTTTCAATGACGGCGGCGAATTCCTCGACATGGCGACCGGGATATACAATTTCCCGACGTTCGCCCTCGTCAACAATTCGTACATTGCCTACATGGCGTCCAACACTCACGGGATTTCGTTCGCGCACACGAGCGCGGAATGGTCCCAGCAGCGCGCCCTTGCGGGCAACGAGAACCAGTTCAACCAGGCGGGGTCGTCTATCAACACCAGCCGCGAGGTCAACCGGCTGGGGAACAACGCGGCGATCCAGTCAACGACCCTCGCCAACGAAACGGCGGGCTGGCAGGCGCTACAGCAGGGCGGTAACGCTGTTGTGGGCGGCGTCGCGCAGGGCGGGGCGGGTGGGGCTGCAAGCGCGGCGTCAGGGCTGGCGAACACGGCGGCGTCGTACGCTATCGGGGCGAACCAGCGGAACCAGCAGCTAGGGATTGGTTTGGGGCTGTCGCAGGGCGTCAACGCGCAGCAGACCGGCAACGCCGCGTACATGGCAGACACCAACAAGCATTACGCCGACATGGCAGCAAAGGGCGATTATCAGAATGCGATTGCGGCGAACAACGCTAAAATCCAGGACGCCCGGTTGATCCAGCCGACCACGGCGGGTCAAATGGGCGGTGACGCGTTCACCCTGGCTAATTACAAGTGGGGGTATGACGTCAAGGTCAAAATGATTCAACCGTCAGTGATGAACGCCGTCGGTGAATACATGTTGCGGTATGGTTATGCTGTCAACCGGTTCGGGAAAATGCCCGAGACCTTGCAGGTCATGGAAAAGTTCACGTACTGGAAATTGATCGAAACGTACATTACCAACGCCGCATGCCCCGAACAGTTCAAACAGGCATTGCGCGGAATCTTCGAAAAGGGCGTCACAGTGTGGAATAACCCCGCCGATATTGGCACGATCGACCTGGCGGACAACGCGCCGCTTGAGGGCGTGGTCCTGTGACCGGGCGGCGTGGCGATCTTGTCCTCACCAATTTCTACGAGCCGCACCTTGCGGGGGCACGGCCGGGGCAGCGGCGGAACTCCACCAACGTGGCCCGCGCCCGGGTGGAAAACATGTACGTTAGGATTCTCACCGAACTGGCATGCAACCGGTTCGAGTGGACCGGCCTGCCCGACACGGTCAACCCGCGTTTCCTCGAACTGGAATTGTTCTGGAAAGCTGTTGTGGTGTACTACCACGAAAACACGGTCGGTGCCGACATTGTCGCCAAGGGCGCGGGCTATGGGCATCTTGATCCGTTCGACGACCCGACGTCGTTCCAGGTGATTGGCCCGGGCTACGACACCAAGGAAATCGACGCGAAAGAATGCGTACCGATCTACGCGAATTATTTGCGCGTCCCCGACCTCGACATTGTTTACATTTACGCGGAAAAGCTGGCCCGCATTGACCGCGCCATTGACATGACGGTCACGAACATGCAAATGCCGAAAATCATCAAATCGTCCGAGGCGACAAAACTGTCCATGGCGAATATCGACCGCCAGCACGACGAGGGCGTCTCATCAATCCGCGTCAGTCAAGCGCTGAATGTTGCCGAATCCGTCGAAGTCCTCGATTTGGGCGTACCGTCGGGCTACCTGTCCGACCTGCAAATTGGTAAAGCCAAAATGTGGAACGAATGCATGGGTAAACTCGGCATCAACAATTCCAACCAGGACAAAAAAGAACGGCTCGTTGCCGACGAGGTATCCGCCAACGACGAGCAAGTCGAAGCCACAAAGAACATTGCCCTCAACGCCCGACAGCACGCCGCCGAACAAATCAACGCCATGTTCGGCACAAACATTAGCGTGGATTTCAAAACGTCCACCGTGCCCGAACCCGACACCGAGTCGGACGCCGACGGCGAAAACGAAAAGGACTAGCGCAATGAAAAGATTTCTTATGAAAATCCAGCTTTGGTTCGTGTTTACGTTCGTTGAAATCAAGCCGCGCGAAGAACGGAATAACTGGTAATGGCGACGTTTACCCTTGAATTGTGGGAACTGTTGGAAAACCGGCCCGAGGACAAGGCAGCGGAAATACTGGGACTCAACACGTACCCGTTGTTTGACGAGTCCTACCGTCCCGCGCTCAACCAGAAAATTATTGAGCATTTCTGGAACCGCGAAATAGGGCAGGAAACCCCGTCAATGTTCGTGCAGCAGTTGCGTAAACGCATGAACGAGAAAATGCCGTTGTACAACCAGCATTACGAGGCGTCCCGTATCAAGTTCGATCCGCTGAAAACGGTTGACATGAAAAACGTGTCTGAATCGGACACAACCGCGTCGTCAACCAGTGCGGCAACGAGTGCCAGCACGTCGGGCGCGAAATCCCGCAGTATCGCGTCCGACCACCCGCAAGAGCTCTTGTCGAATACGGGCGACTACGCCAGCGCCAGCAACGACGCAATCAGCGATTCCACCGCGAACGGCACGAGCAGCGACAACGGTTCCAGCGAACAACACGCCGCGAGCAGCGGCGGCGTGACCGGGTTCCAGGGGAACGCCGCCGCCGTGATTTTCCAGTTGCGGGCCACATTTGTGAATGTGGATATGATGGTCATCGAAGAACTCGAAGATTTGTTTATGCTCGTCTGGGATACCCCTGACGATTACGTTGGAAGAAAAGGCTACCCTTATTATGGCTATTAGCCCGTACGTTTACCCCGCGAGGCTTGACCCGCTCAACAACATCACGCCCATGACGTACCGCAACGGCACGTCCATGGCCCGCCTGCTGGAAGATATTCGGGTGTACGTCCTCGAACAGTTGCCGGGCGAAATGAACGAACTGCTCGGGAAATTCTTTACAGATTTCTCCGCCGCGCTCGGGGACACCCGCGACGCGGCGGAACTGTCCCGCACCGAACAGGCAGCGATCTTCAACCAGGCCATTGCGGAAATCAACGCCGTGATTGAGACAATCAACAACAAGTCCGGCGCCGTCGATATTCAGCGCGCCGTCCTGTCCGGCCCGTACACCGTGACGATTGATCCGGCGTGGCCGACCAACCAGCCCGTCAATCTGGCGCTGGAACAGGACGCCACCGGCAACCGGTCAGTCACTCTCGGTGCTGGCATTGAGGGATTCCTGACGGTGGAAAGCTACCCGCACGGCGTCACCGAATTTACCCTTGTCCCGGGCGGCGACGGCACGTGGACCGTCGTCCAGGTCCCCGCGCTTATCAACACCCGTGCACAACGTGTGGACAACGCGGCCGCGAAGCGCTTGCGCGTCGGCGCCCGCGTGTCCATGCCAGGGAACGCCGACGAACTCCCCGGCGCCCAGTATTTCGACGAAACACACCGCCTCGAAGCCGCCATGGGGGCGAGGTTCGACATGGTCAGTTGGTACGGGGCAGTCAATGCCGACGTCGTCAACCGCTACCGTTCCGAGGTCGTCCCCGAACTGACGGCCAACCCTGACCGGGGCATCATGTACGCCCTCGAAATCTTCCGCACCAATGACGCGTTCCTCGCGGAATTCGACTCGCAGGGAAACGTCTACACCTATCTCCGCGACCTGTTCACACTGGTCAAGGAATCGGGAACCGACGAACGGGTGGCGTTCGCCCCGTTCCACGAGGGCAACGGGTCCGGCGGTAATTACCCGTGGGGTATGTACGCCGAGGGCAACAGTATCGAAAAGTACGCACAGTGTTTCCAGCGCGTCGTGACCCTGGCCAGGTCCTTGGGCCTCAAGTCAAAATTCATTCAGTGGTTCCTCACGTCCAACAGTGGCGGCGCCGACGATTCCCGCGACATTGCCAAGGGCTACGTCGGCGACGCGTGGGCGGACATTATCGGCGTGTCGTACTACAACCGTGCAACTGACGGTTCCACCGAAACGGCGGTCGGTGGAACGCTGACCAGGTTCATGCGACATGTTGAGGCCATGTCGTCGCGGCCCGTGTGGATCTGTGAAACCGGGTGCTACCCGTCGCTGCCGACCCACGACAAGGGCATGTGGTACGCGAACCTGATCAAACTGGCGGCGTCCGACACGTTCCCTCGCCTCGAAGCTGTTTGCCTGTTCATGGTGGATTCTGACGTCCTGACGTCCAAGACCCTCGAAAACACGGAACAGAAAAAGCGCGTGGGCGAGGCGATCAACGGGACCCGCCGAACCAACAGTTACGGCAACCCTGCCGACATGACGCGGAACCTGATTCCGCGTTCCGTTGCCGTCCCGTCCAAAACGTCTGACTGGACGAAATACGGTGCGCCCGGGTTGCCTGACCTGACGCTCACCATCAGCACCGACGTCCCCGACGACATGGACGAGGGCGACACGTCACTCTGCATCTACAAGCCGTTCAACACGGGTATTTCGACCGACTACCGCGTGTACCGTCCCGTCGCCCCTGGCGACGTTGATTTCGTCCGTAACCGGGTTCACACGACCGGGTTTTGGGCGAAAGCCGAGTATGACGGGTTCCGTATCGGGTTCGGCGTCCGGCAGTCGGGCGGTAATCTCGTTGCCGGGGATTCGCGGATTGAACTGTCTACGCAGTGGGAGTATTACAACTCCCCGTTTGCGACCGGCATTGACCCTGGCAGCGCGTGGCAGTTCCCGCACATGTCGTTCGGGGACAATGGCCCGGCAGGGCGGTTCTGGATCACGGGTATGCAGATCACCCGGGGTTCGCACCCGACGCCCGACGTCAGCAAAGTTCTGGTGCCGAGGATCAAGACTGCCGACGCCACGCCCGCCAACATCACGGTCAATTGTGAGGCGGCGGATACGTGGATTGTTGCCCTCACGGGCGACAGGACGCTCAACGCCCCTGTTGGTGCGGCATACGACGGGCAGATTGTCACCGTCCGCGTACGGCAGGACGCCGTAGGAACCCGGGTCCTGACCCGCAACACCGCCGACACCCGTTGGTTCGTGTCGTCGGAATCTATGACGGGGCAGTTGACCACGGCGCCGTTCAGTCAGGCCCTTGTGACACTCATGTACTTTGCAGATCAGGACAAGTGGGGGATTACGAAAGTTACGCGCATGAATTTTAGTTGATTCACGCGAACGGGCCGCATGTATTGTATGCGGCCCGTTTTCATGTAGAATCATAACTACAGGACGCCGCAACGTTAGGTAAACAAAATGTACCGAATCATGGGGAACACCGCCAACGGACCCGAACCCGAATCGAACCTCGCAACCCTCGAAGCCGCCAACAACCGCCACGCAATGTTGAAACGCCGCTACCCGCGCATCACGTTCTGGATCGAGTCAGCCGACACCGAAGTCGGGACCCCCGACGGGGAAAATGCGTGTGAGAAAACCCTCAAAATGCCCCGCGTCACAGTAGAACGGACCAACTCATGAGCAACGCCGAAACACTCGTAGTGACGAAACCCATGGGTTGCCAAGAAACCACCGACGGTAGCCACTATGTCGAATGGGTTGTACGCCCGCCATATTCCCACAACGCTATGGAAGTCAGCGGCGAAGAACGGCGCGGAATTTGCGCATTTTGCGACGAACGATTCATTGAGACGGCTTAGCCACCCGTTGACGAAAGGCCCGAACCAGGACGGTTCGGGCCTTTCGCGTATGCTCGTGCATATGGCATATGATGACGAGGCGAAAAAGCTTGCGGTAAAGGTGATCGGTACGGTGGAGTCGAACCTGGTGTACGATTCCATCAATTATAACGACCCTATAACGGTTGGTGTTGTGCAATGGTACGGCACAAGGGCGGCGGCTGTCCTGGCCCGCATGCGGGACGAAAACCCGTCCGCGTGGACTGGCGTCGCCGCGAGCGTTACGGACGCGCTGACGGCGCACCCGACGACCGACGGGACCTACTGGACGACCCGTTACCTGACCCGTGCCGAGGGCGAATCGTTGCGCCCGGTGTTGCAGGCTAACCGTGTGATCCAGAACACACAAATAGTTGACGACCTCGACACGTACAAAACCGTCGCCACATCCAACGGCATGAACGCCGACACCAACACGAACGCCCTCATTTTCTTTTTCACCATGTATCACCAAGGCCCCAAGTACGCGCTGCAAGTCCTCGCGTCCGCTGGCCCGTCCGCATCCCTTGACCGCATGCACTCGATAGCGATCAATCATCCCGTACTCGGGCAGTACAGGAAACGCTACGACGACGCCCGCGCCCTGATCCTGGCGGGCGACTCCACCGGCATTGACATAGACCCGACCCCGTCGCCCGCCCCGACCGACGGCGGCGACAGCGGCGGAACCACCCGCCCAGGCGGAACCATCAAACGTATCCAGGCGTCGGGCGACCGCCTCATGATTCATTTTGCCGACGGGCACCTGTTGCAATGCGTCACCAACGGACGCGGGCAATGGACCCCGCTACAAGACACGACCGTCGGCGCCGACGTCCCCGACCCCGACCCCACAACCCCGACCGACCCGCCAGCGGGCGGAACCGCGACACAGGACGCGCTCGTGCAATGGATGGTGGACCGGATCGGCAGGTACGACTATTCACAAGGACCGTCCCGCCTCTCGCCCGAAACGAACATGTACACCGACTGTTCCGCACTCGTGCACACGGCATTCATGGAAATCATGGGTAAAGAAATCGGGACATGGACAGGGAACCAGTGGAACCAGGGCGTCAAAGTTACCGAGGGGTTCGGCAGCATCGACATTTCCCTGTTGCAAAAAGGCGACCTGATTTTCTTTGACTGGTCAGGCAGTTCACCAAATTACGACCACGTCGAAATGTATAAAGGCGCCGGTGATACCATAGGACACGGCGGGCCAATGAAAGGCCCGATTGTCAAAAACCTTGCCCTCAATGTGGCAGGGGCAGCACACACTATGGTTAGGCGCCACACCTAAAACGGGAGTCATAGCATGACACGCAAAATTTATCACCGAGGCATTGAAACACCTGAGTCTAAATTAATCGGTAAGATTGAAAAGGGTGTTAAAGAACAGCGTCTGGCGTTCTACAACTTCGACAAGGTATTCAGTTTTAATGCCTGGTGGAATTTCATAATCGGCGCGCGTGGTTTTGGTAAAACGTACGGCGCCAAGCTGAAAGTCATTAGCCGCGCAATCAAAACCAACGGCGAGGACCAGTTTATTTACTTGCGCCGCTACAAGGACGAGCTAAAGAAATCCAAAGACTCGTTCTTCGCGGATATTGCCCACGAATTCCCCGACTGGGATTTTAGGGTGCACGGTTATCAGGCGGAAATGTCCCGCGCATCCGACGCCGACAAGCCGAAAAAAGAGCGCGAATGGATTGTCATAGGATTCTTTATTCCCCTGTCAACCGCCCAGTCGCAGAAATCTGTTTCGTTCCCGCGCGTCAAAATCATCATCTTTGACGAATTCATCATTGAAAAGGGACACACACACTACCTGCCGAATGAATCGGTGGTCATGCAGAACTTTTACTCCACGGTGGACCGCTACCGGGGAAAGACAAAGGTCTTTTTCCTCGCCAACAGTGTGAGTATCGACAACCCCTATTTCCTCGCGTACGAAATCCTACCAACCGCTGACCAGGAATTCCTACGCGCCCGGGACGGGTTCATTCTCTGCCACTTCGCCGATTCCGAGGAATTCAAAGAGGGCGTCTACGAGACAGCGTTCGGTAAGTTCATTAAGGATACCGAGTACGCCGAATACGCGGTCGGTTCCGCGTTCGCCGACAATCACGACCACCTGTTGAACCTCAAGACAGCGCATGCTAAATATCAATTCACGCTGGAAACGAAACACGGCACGTTTTCACTCTGGATTGACTGG